ACTGGCGCATGAAGTTGCCGCTGTCCATCGCCATCGAGGCGTTGTTCGCGCCGAGCTGGTAGGCCTGCCCGAGGCCCTGCTGGCCAGCCTGGCCGAGCTGATAGCCGAGATTCGCGCCCTGCCCCATCAGGTTGGCGTTGAGGGCGTTGGTCCCCATGCGCGCGTTCTGGTTCGCCAGTGCCGTCTGGTTGGCGAGGCCGAGGCCCTGCGAGTACGCCTGCCCCCGCATCGTCGAGCCGATGTCGGCCACGCGGTCAGCCGCACCGCGCGTGGCGATGGCGTCCATCACCGCGCGGCGGCTGGAGCCGCTGTTGCCAGTGGCCGCCGCCACCGAGGCGTTGCCGGTCAGCTCGTTCTCGCCCAGGTTGCGGACCACGTCACGGCTGGCGGCGTCGATCTGGCCGTCGAGGAACGGATTGTTTACCGAAGCGGCCAAGGTGCCGTAGTTCAGCCCGTTGGTCATAGGCGCGTCGTAGACGTTGCCGCCGGCCATGCGGTTGGCGGCCACTGCGGCGGTGCCGTACCCGCCAGTGTTGGCGAGGGCGTTTTGCAGCTGCGCGGTGTAGATGTCCTGACCGGCCCCCTGGCTGAAGCCGAACTGCTGGCCCACGCCCGCCGCCAGCATCGGGTTGACGCCCGCCACCTGGCGATCCGGCATCCCGTAGTTCTGGTACAGGTTCTGCGCGTTACCGTAGATGTCGTTGATGTAGCCAGCTTGGGGGCCGTAAATGCTTTGGCCGGTCTGCGAGAAGTTTACGCCAAGGCTGCTGGAGTCAGACCCCTGCCGCGAACCGCTCTCGCTGATGTTCTCGCCAACCTGATAGTTCCCCTGCACCCCGGAAGAGAGGTTGCTGGAACTACTGCCGCCGATACCAAAAAAGCCCATACCAATGCCCTACCCGAGAAACTTCCAGACGCCGTTGTCGTAACAGTAGATGCCGCGACCGCTGCCGGGATTCCACGCCGTGCCGTCGGCCCTGACCAACTGGCCTTCGAAGGGCTTTCCCGGTGCGGCTGTGAGAAGCGGGATCGTTGGTGTTTGCGCTGCCTGAATGGCACTCGATATACGCTGGAGTTCCATCGACACCCAGCGGCGCAAGTCTTCGACCGTTTTGGCGAGGGACGGGGCGGGGATGTAACTCACCGCTCAGACACCTCTTCTACGTCCAAATCAAATCCACCTAGTTGCCAATACCCTGCAACGTCGGTCGACTCAACCCTTATTGCCAGATACCGACCGGAAACGCGAGTGTCGATTTTGTAATCGCTCTCCACGTTGTACGACTTTGTCGTCTTCCACGTCACCGGGCCTTGCGGCGAGCTGGAGTAGCCGACCTTGAAGGTGACGGTGCCAGTGCCTTTGATCTGCGGGACGATGCGCTTGATCTGGAGAACGCGCTCGGTCGACCGCTGGAATACTTTGTCGAGGTCGATCTTCGGCGCCTCGAGGTACGTGAGGTAGCTGCTGCCGTTCGCGCCGTAGGTTTCGTTGTGCGCGTGGATCTTGCTGGCGAGGTGGCCAGCGGAAAACAGCCGAAGGTTCCGCGCCTGCGTCTCGGCGCCGAGATCCGACCAGTTCAGCGACCAGCTGTCCCACTGCACGTTGAGGTCGTCCCACGTCGAGCCAGTGCCGCTGCCGCCACCGCCGATGGCAGGGCCAAGGCACATGGCACGGACGCCAGGGAGATCGCGGAAGGTCCAGGCGTTGCTCGAGACGCTCCACACCAGCGCGCGGTTCGCCGTCTCGGCGTTCGACGAGTTCTTGTCGGCGTAGCCGACCCACACCTCATTGCGCTGGGTGTCGTAGGCCACGAACACGCTGCGGGTGTCGGCGATCTCGCCGAAGAACGTCTCGCGCACCCGCTTGTCGGCGATGGACTGCTTGGCCGATCCGTCGTGGACGTAGATGTCGTCCCGGCCGACCACGAAGTGGTTGTTGCCGAACGCGCAGACCGCGCCGCGGTTGATGATGCCGAGGTCGTCAAACAGTTCGCGGAACGAGAAGACCAGCGGTGCGCCGACAAAGCTCATCGCGTAGGCACCGCGCTCGGCGTAGACGATGTTGATACCCGCCAATGGCAGGCTGTCGACGAGGCGACCGAGGCGGCCACCGAGAATGGTTTCGCCAGCCAGGTTGGTGGTGCTGGTGATGTCCCACGACCCCGGAACGCCGGTCGGGTCGAACTCGTCCGACCACCGCACCGTGTACGGGTACTCGGTCGACCCGTCTGTGTAGCCAGCAAGGACGAGGAACGACAGGTACGGGCGAATGCTGCTGGCGCGAAGGTTCGTCGGCCAGTTCGCCAGGTTGGCGAACCGCGTGTCGGTCGGCAGCATATATTGCGGCCTGTCCGCGCCGTTGTTGGCGAGGAAGCCGGTGCCGATCTGCGTCGTCTGCCACCGGGGGCTGTTGGAATAGCCGCTCGGGTAGGCGCTGGCCGTGACATCGGTGACGGTCGAGCCGGCGTAGCGGTAGAGGTAGTTGTTCGAACCGATGATCAGGGTGTTGTTGCCGTCCACGAACCACGGGGCGATGTGCGTGGGCGCAGTGGCCACAGACACGACATCGACGTAGCCGAGAGACTTGCCCAGCCGGCCGCTGAACATCTGCACGTTGTTGCCGCTCGGGAACTGCGTCAGTTCCACGTCATAGGGCTGCTGGTCAGGGACCAGCCCGCCAGCGCCGATGTCGCGAAGCGGCACCATCGGCATCAGCGATGCTCCAGCTCCGCGACCCGCTCCTCAAGATCCTTGATGGCCTCGATCAACAGCCCCACCAGGTTCTGGTAGGCCACGCTCTTCAGCCCGTTGCTGTGCGTGAACACCACCTCAGGGACGACGCGCTCGACCTCTTGGGCGATAACGCCGATGCGGTCTTCCATGTTGAACTTGCTGACGTAGCTCACGCCGCGCAGCTGCTTCACCTTGTACAGCGCCTCGTTGATCGTCTCCACGCCCATCTTGGTGCGGATGTCCGAGAAGGCGGTGATGTCGCCAGTGGCGGTGATCGTGCCGGTGACCGACAGGTTGCCCGAGAGCGACCCGCCGCTGGTCGACAGCTTGCCGTCGAGCGCCGCCTGAAGGCCGGCCACGTCAGAGATCGCCAGGGTCACGGCGCCAGTGCGGCCAGCCACGCTGGTCACCGCGTCGGTGAAGCTGATGACGCCAGTGCCGCTGTTGTACGAGAGCGACCCGCTGGCGCTGATCGCCGACCGCGCACGGGCGTTGGTGAAGTACAGGTTGGTCGCGCCCTCGGCGATGCCGTCCGAGTTCGGCGTGGTGTAGCTGATGACGCCAGTGCCGCTGTTGTACGAGAGCGATCCGCCGACGCTGATCGCGCTGCGGGCGCGGGCGTTGGTGAAGTACAGGTTGGTCGCGCCCTCGGCGGTGGCGTCGGTCGTGAACGAGACGTTGGCCGAGCCGTTGAAGCTCACACCGTTGATCGTCCGCGCAGTCTGGAGAACAGTGGCGGTCGAGGCGTTGCCGGTCAGCGGGCCAGAGAAGCCAGCGGCGGTCACAGTGCCACTGAAGGTGGCCGAAGTGCCGTTCAGCGCGCCGGTCAGAGTCCCGCCAACCAGTGGGAGATACGCCGTGTTCAGCTGCGTGTGCGTCGCCGTCACGGCCCCGGTGATGTTCGGGAACGTCGCCTTCAGCGTCGCCTTGATCAGGCGCAGATGGTTGTCGCCCTGGTTGGCGTTGTCCGACGACGTGGGGTTGGTATCCACCAGCCCGTTGATGTAGGTCGCGCTCTCGAGGCCCATCTCTAAATCCTTTCAGCCTTCTGCCATATCACGGTGTCGGCTGGGTTGCATCCGGTTTCTTCGGACAGTCGTTCTCGCAGACGCATACCCACTTGGAGTTGTGCTTCTCGATCTCGGCCACCGTCTCCGCGCTGTCGCGCTCGGTGTCGTAGCTGATCGGCTCTGCGATCCGGCAGTAGTCACTGACTACGGCGGGAGCGGTCGAACCGTGAACGCAGCCGCTCAGCGCGATCAGCATCGGCAACAGCCACAGCTTGTTCCGCCTTTTGCTCACGTTCGATTACCTCCTTGAGGTCAGCTTCCCGCTGGGTCGCCTTGCCGGCCTCAAGCAGCTGACGGTCTGCCCACAGGCGCCCAACCGCCTGAAGCAGACCAAACAGCTGCTTGAGAAACCCGATCACTTGATGCCGTTGCGGACAAAGGCCGCCAGCAGCGCGGTGAACACCAGGTTGGCGGTCTGCGCCAGGTCGGCTTCGCCGACGAGGTAGGTGGCGACGGCGCTGATGACAGCAACGCCAGCAGTGATGTAGGTCTTGTAGCCTGCGAACATTGTGGATCTCCTATGCTTCGTTCGTGGTGACTTCGACGTTCAGCGCGATGCGCTTGGGGCCGCCGATTACCGGCTGGTCTTTCGGCCACCGGATCGCGATGCAGCGCGCCTTGGCGATCTTGGAGATCGTCACCGCGTTGCCTTGGTTGCCGCCGAGGACGTAGAAGTAGGTGCCGTCCTCGCCAGCGTAGAACCCGACGTGGCCGCCGCCCTTGCGGGCAAAGACCAGAATTGCGCCGGGGGCGACGTGGGTGCTGCGGAGGTTCGAGCCGTAATCAGCCCACGCCTTCGCGCGCATCCAGTGCTGCGGTATCGGCAGGCCCGCCTCGCGCATACAGTGGGCGACGAACACGCCGCACCACGGCGTCTCGTCATCGCGCCACCACGCGCCCAGCTTCGACAGCCACGTCTGAATCGTGCTGTTGTGCTTGGGGCCGGGGATCTCCTTCAGACCTACACAGTCCTTCGCGATCCGCATCCAGCTCGGGAGTCCACCGTCAGTCATACGCCAAACTTTGCCTTGATTGCCGCCCACAAAAACGCCGCCGCGGCGCCGAGGCCCGCCAGCCACTTGACGAAGGCCAGCACGTTGGTCGCGGTCTTCCACGCATCGACGAGATCCTTGACCTCCTGCCGCAGCGCCTTCATGTCCCCCTTCATCTGGTCCATGTCGGCGCGCAGCAGTGCAAGTTCAACATCGGTGTTGGGGTGATCGGACATCTCTTACGGTTCCCAATTCGCTTCAAGAGTGATCGTGGCGCTATCGAGGACCGTGGTCGTACCCGTCTTCCTGATTTCCACAACGATGGTGGCGGTTTTCGTACCGGGCGTTGACTGGTTGCAAGACCAGCTACGGTCGGAGGTGAGGGCCAGCCAGGATCCGGTCGTGCCGCTGGTCAGCGTCCCAGAACTCAAAGTGGCCTTGCACTCGTAGCCGCTGGCCGCACTCTTTGGCGTGATCCAGTCTCCGATGTCGGTCGTGTTGGTGTTGACAGTCCGGTTGATGTCCCCGGTCGACTTAAGGATGTAGGACGCAACCGCCGTGCCAGAGGCAACGCGCGTGGCCGTTACAGACTGGTCGGAAATGCTGACCGTCTCAGCGGTCGTGCCGTAGAACTTCGACATGGCAATCGTGCCGCTGGTCGGCACCGCGCCGTTGACGCCAGAGGTGCCGCTGGAAACGTACGTCCCGCCTGCGTAGTACTCGGACAGCGAGATCGGGTTGCTGCCCCCGAACTCGGTCTGGATGGCCGAGAGAGCGAGGGCGCCGGAGTTCGGAATCGCCATGTCAGTACCCGCTCTCTACCAGCATCGTCGCGCCCGAGACATCGCTCTGGCGGCTCTGCTTGATCAGCGAGTTCAGCGCCTCGTCGAAGCTGGCGCTCCACAGCGAGATGCGGTCCTGCGGCATACCCAGATAGGTACCGCCAGCGATCAGCGCGCCGAAGAGATACAGCTCGGGGGCCAGGGCGAAGATCGCGTTGCTCGACTGGTTGCTGGAAAGATCAGTAGGGCGCGCGTAGTAGATCAGGCGGCCATCGGTGGCGGCCTCGACCGGCGTCGGCCAGAACTTGATGTAGTTGCCCTCGCGCGAGAAGCAGACCGGCGTACCCTGCACCGGGCTTTGCGAGTAGTACTGCGTCAGCGACACACGGGCCAGCGGCTTGTCGGCCCACAGCACGTCTTTCGGCTCAAGGTGGTCGGCCGGGAACGTTGCGCGACCCTGCGAGTCGATGGTGAGGCTCGCCGCCGCTTCAAGCTCCTTGATCCGCAGCTGCTTGAAGATCCGGTTCTCGGCCATTGCGACGAAGTCGCCGAGGCGAGCGTCGGAAACGTCGTCACGGTTCAGCCAGTCAGCGACCGCTGCCTTCAGATCCGTGTAGGTCGCAATGTTCACAGCCTACCCCCGCGTGTACGCAAATGTGCATAGTCTGGATCGTTGAGCAATGCAACCATGCGGATCTTGTCTTCCGGCGAGGGCGCCATGGCGTTGATGCCGTACTTCTGCTTCCACTCCAGCACGACAGCCATCGGGATCGAGGCCACGCGGGCGAAGTCGCCAAAGCGTTGGCCGATGCTGTCGGCCTGAGCGCGCTTGTTGGCGTCGAGAATGGACGACACGTCCTGCGTGTGGCGGAGGATGTGCTTACCTTCCGCCGCGTCAAACTCGAGGGTGGTTTTGACTTCGTCGGACATCTCTGAACTTTCAATTGGGGAGAGAGGGCCGACCCGAAGGCCGACCCTCCCCAGTTCCGACTTAGGCAGTCAGATCCTTGGCCAGACCCGACGCCTCGTCGTTTTCGCAAACGAGGGTGAGTTCGGTGATCATCATGCGCTTGTCGCTGTCGCCGTCCTTGGCCAGCACGACGGTCTGCATCGGGCGCAGAACCGCACGGCTCCAGTACTCGGTGTCGAGGACCATAGCAGTGTTGGCGTTCAGGAAGCGGTTCGGAACCACTGCGACTTCGCCGAACGGCGAGACGTAGAGATCAACCGCGTTGACGACCTTCTTCTGCGTACCGAAGTCGCGGGTGCGACCCGAGGCAGCAGCGAAGCCAGCCACGATCAGCGAGTGCGACGGGGTCACCTGGAGCTGGTTCGGCATACCGCCAGCGGTGAACACCTTCTGCATCACGTCGAGCAGGATGGTTTCGGTGAAGGCGCGGTTACCCGCGTTGCTGTTGGTCGTCGCAGCAGCGATCTGGTTCTGCGCCGAAGTCAGCTGACGGGCGGTGTTGCCGTTACCGGCAGTGCCGGCCTGACCAGCGCCAACCATCGCGTGTTCGATGTCGCGCTTCAGCTCCTTGCCCTTCTTGGCAACGAGACGAGCAAGCTCGTCAGCGCGGCCATACAGACCGATGGCCTGCGAAGTGCCAGAGACTTCCACGACCTTCTTGAAGATCTGCGTGTTGGCAGTCTTGATGGTCGTGTCGGTAGCGGCAGCGGTGCCAGCCACAGCGCCTTCTACCACCGCGTTGGCGGCGGCGGCGTCCAGCTTGTCCTGCTGCCACTGGTGGACAGTGGCCTTGGCCTTGGTGGTGCCGATGGACGACAGGAACGGAGTATCGGTCGGCGAGATGTCATAGATGATGTCTTCGACATCTTCCTTCTTACCGACCAGGTCATAGGTCTTTGCGACCCCAGAAATAGCAGCCATGTTTTGTTACCTCAAGCGATTGGCCAAGAGTGCAACTGCATCATCAACCTTCCCCGTCGCACGAAGCCGCTCGCGCTGCTTCTGGTTCTGCTTACGGTTGTGGACGATCTTTGCTTCAGAAGCCTTCTTGTCAGACAAAGTACGGGTAGGCGCCACCTTGACAGTCTTCTCGGTAGCAACCTTGCGACCCCTGTCGTACTGCATGGCCTTCCAGATGGACCGGATCGCGCGGTGGTCAGCGATGTTGTTGAACTCATCCGGCTTAAAGCCCAGTTCCTTCTGGGCGTACTCACCGATCTGAGCGTACAACTCGTTGTTCCAGCCAGGGATGGAGCCTTTGAGGGCCGCCACTGATTCCTTGGCTTGCGCCTTCAGCGCAGCTTCCTGCGCCTGCTTGGTCCGCTGCACGAAGTCCTCGGTCTGATGACGGATGCCATCAAAAAGCTGCCGGGATTGTTCGTACGCCTGCTTCGCCACACGGTATTGGTCAGGGTTTTCCACCGCTGCGCGCTCCCAATCAACGCCTTCAAAGCGTTGGATGTCGGCGCCCACGGCGGTCAGGATGCTGTTCAGCGAGGAGGCGAAGTACTGCCGTTCTTCTTCGGCGGCCTTGCGCTGTTCCGCGACTGCCTGCGTCTTCCTGGTGTAGTCGGATTGACGGAGGTATCCGAGTTTGACCTCTTCAAGCGTCAGCTGCTCTCCGTCGATCTCGATAAGCTGTTCGGGCTTATCTCCATCGTCGTCGCCATCTGACTCCTCTTCGGTATCGGCTTCGCCCTCTTCGTCCTCGGTCTGGCCATCTTCGGCTTCCTCGGACTCTTCGGTATCGGCTTCAACCTCGTCCTCGTCTACTGCGTCGCCCTCGTCGGGCTGATCATCGGCTTCGGGTTCCAGTGTGTCCGACGACTCGGGGCTGGAAAGGACCGCGGCCAAACGCTCTTCTACGCTCGGTGCAGAGTCCACTGGGGTTTGCTCTGTCAACTCAAGTCTCCTATCTAAATCAATCGTCGCCCTCGTTCAACACCAAATGGTTGACACGCGATGCGATATTGTTGACGAACATCTGCGCTGCGCGATGCAGATGGTAAAGGGTTTCACGCTCTTCCCTCGCGCTGGGGTCAGTCATGAACAGTTGCTTCTCGATGTCGGCCATGAGGCCAGCGAAGGCATCGTTGAACGCATCGTTTTTCAGGAGCTGGGCGGCCTGCTCGGCCTTGTGCCGTGCGTCACTGACGTACTCGAGGTCGACGGTCACTTGCGCTTCCTCCCCTTGGGCGTCGGCGCGAAGTCAATGTCGAGGTCGACGAAGCCGATCAGGCCGTCAGCGACCGTGTCGATCTCTACTGCCTTCTTCTCCTCGGCCCGCTTCTCGATCACTTCCTGAGTGATCTCGCGCTCGCGCCGCACACCGTTGACGGTCGGCGAGTACTTCATGGAGGTGTACTCCTTGAGCATCGTCCGGTACTGCTCGCGCTTCACGGTCGCCAGATCCTGGCTCCGCTTCTTCCGCTGAAACGCGGCCACTGCCTTGTCAAAGTCCATTGTCAGTCCTTCCTTTCCATCGCCATGCGCTGGTTTTCGGCCTGTATGGTTTCGACCTTCATGCGGTGGCGCAGCTCCATCGCGTGGAGCGCCGTGTCAGTGTCGAACTTCTCGGCCTCGTCGCCAGTCTTCTGGGCCTTCAGGATGAAGTCGTTCTTGGCCACCTGGATGTCGAGCAGCAGGCGGTCTTCGTCGATCTGGAGCTTGGCGGCGTCGATCTGGCCCTTCTGCTCGTCGACCACGACCTTGCGCTCTTCCAGCTCGATCTTCTTCATCTCGAACTGCTGCGCCATCTGCTCGCGCTGCTTGGCCATCTGCTGTTGTTGCTGCTGGCCCTGCTGGTACTCTGGCGACATCGGCGACAAGAGGTACTTGTCGGCGCCCTTCAGGCCCATAAGGTCCATCGCGCGGGCCAGCAGCGCGTACCGCTGCGGCACCTGATACATCCCGCCGAGGGTCGGATCCTGCGGGTTCGCGGTCCACATCTGGTCGAGCATCGTCAGGGTGCGCGCCTCGGCCGCACGGGCGTCGGGGGTGAGCGCCACGGCCACTTCCATCTCGGTGCGGTCGTAGA